GTGCAGTCCTCCATCAGCCATCGGGGGAGACACCAATCCCACCCAGCGATATCTCCATGGCCAGCTCGGTTCTTCACTTGCCAGTCATAGATGAACTCGAGGTCATAATCCTCAAGACTCATTCCGGGGCACGTCGGAAGTTTCCTCCAGTTGGCTATTTCCACCGCATGAGTATTACGGAACATAACTCTCTCGATGATATTATCAACTAGGGAAACTCCGGATATAATCCGGAACCGTCCCTCAGCCACTTTCTTGTCGGAGTGAGGCTCTCCCTTAATAAATGCCCGGATAGGATCACAAAGACCCCTCTGGACTAACTCAAAGCCAGACAAAAGCTCTAGCTCACAAATGGGTATCGACAAAAGCAAACAGATACGCTCAACGACGCAACGAATAAGAAAAGACCTGTACTCCGAAATAATTATCCCGTTGGAGCCACCTAGCGCTCCCAAAGGAGCACCAGGATGGCTGTCCTTAACCACCATTCCATCTAAAATCATATCCAATTTTAAGATGGAGGCGAGTTCGCCGACCTGCAGGTCGGACAACGGTTTACCAGCCAATCCATACGCTCCAACCTTGCAGCTGAAGCACGTAGAAGCCGTCGGAGCATCACTATCTCCGCCTCCAAACACATCCAAGACCTTTCCACCCACTCCTCCGCGTTCGCTACAACATTGTACATGTCGGGCGAACCCTCGGGGAGCTCCAGTTCGAACTCCGCGTCGGTCAGCTCGTCTAATCGCTTCAGAGCGGCTGCCATCGCTTGGTTGGACTTCGACCGGAGCCCTAAGAGCGGAGTGAGTGAATAAAGACTTTCTGAGTCCATCCACGTCTCCCACAGGCCAGGACCACCCCATTGACTCCGGGAAGAGCGAAAGCGCTCTACTGCTGGGTGGCTTACCGCCCCCTCCAGGAGGTCCGAAGTATTGTGATACACCAGCGTGTCTGAGAGGGACACCTGGTGCGGGTCGCTGGGTGGAACCTCCATTCTCTTGCACTCGCGAATATCCGCCGAGCTGCAAGAGTCGCAGGAGGCCTGGACTGTGTTCCAGAACATGATGGAGTCTGGGGCGGGCGCCTGCTGCTCCACTTGCAGGCTCCCAGGAAAATCCTGTTCGCCTGCCTGCGGAACAACTTGCGCCTTCTTCCTATTGCGCCTCTTCTTCCCCTTCCCCTTAGCTAGTTTCAAAGATGGGGCTGGTTCAGCTCCATCTTCTCCCGCGTACCGCAAATCCTGGTATTCCCAATCCATGGTATCATCGTCCAATTGATCCGCCCAAGACATGCCGAAAGCTGGCTTGTACGAGCGCATCGCCTCAGTACCGATGACTAACTCATGTTGGTCGTAATGACCGGAAGGCGCCGCGCGATACTGAGTCTTTCTGCCATCTTCAAAATAGACAGCATACTCCTCTACATCGTCACGGTACAACTCCTCAGCGTCACTACGTTTCCAGAAAGACGAGATTATGTCCGATTCTGGCGTGAACCCGGCAGACTGGATCGCCTTGATTATAGGATGTAGCGAAATGGCTACATTCCTACCATCAGCGGTACCAAGATGCATCGACACCATCTTTCCCTCAAAATTTACGAGGGCAGCTCCAGAAAAGCTAGGGATGGTGGACGCAGTATGGTACACTCTAAACAACCCATTAGCCGCGTCCACAGACCCGACTGACATAACCCATTCACCGTCTTTAACTCCAACTATGGTGACATATGGCACCAAATCCTTGGTTACCATAGTCAAAGCTTTAACCTCCAACTTCGCCCACACAGACGGGGGCAAAGAGGCCACAGCGAAGTCAAATCCGCGCATATACGAGAAGCTAACTAATTTATAGTTAACGAGAGGAACGGCAATACCAGCTCTAGAGGAAAGCAGGACTTCTTCCCCGTCTTCCAGCTTGGCCATTGCTTCAGTCCACACATGATGTGCGGTTAGAAGGAATTTCTCCTTGCCGTACGAAACGTGGTTTCCTATTCCGAAGACCTTTTCTTTACAAACAAAATAAACTTGCCCCTTACCGGCTTTTGGTCCAGCTTTCTCAAAGCCACCGACCATAGCCT